ATCAATCTGTAAGGATGGCTGAGTGTATTCTAAAATATCACGAGCCTAAACGGACGGATAAACCTTACGTTCGTTGGTTCTGGGGTGCTACCGGAACTGGTAAAAGCAAGTTAGCCTATGAAATATTAGGCGACGAGTGCTACACGTGTCTGTCTACTGGAAAATGGTTTGAAGGATATGACGGTCACGATAACGTACTGATTGATGATATGAGAAAAGATTTTCTCAAATTTCACGAACTATTACGCTTACTGGATAGACATGCGTTTAGAGTAGAGTGTAAAGGCGGTAGCCGCCAATTTAGGGCAACCCAAATTATAATTACATCTTGTTATGCTCCCGATACACTTTTTGATACAAGAGAAGATATACAACAATTATTAAGAAGAATTGATGAGATTAAGGAATTCACAGATCCAAACGATAATAAATTAGATTATGAAAGTGCGTAGTATAATAAAAAATAAAATATATTTTTATTATATGGCTACATTTTTTAAAAAAGGTCGCAAGAAACGTGCCCCGTTGCGAAAGCGTGCTGCTGGAAAAAGAAAATCTTCTGTTACTGCTGCTGTAAAGGGATATGTTAAGAAAGCATTACATTTTGCTATAGAAAATAAGAGCGTTCAGATTAATCCTGGACCTCTGTTATTTGGTAACGTCCTTGAAAGCCCTGATTTCAACGCTTACCCTATGCTCCCCTTAACAACTTACTGGACCATTAACCAAGGTTCTGGTCAGGGTAACCGTATAGGTAATATAATTAAGACCCGAAAGGTTATGTTAAATTATATTTTAAACCCCGTGTCTTATGATGCGGGCGTTAACCCCACTCCTGCTCCAAGCGAAGTCCGTCTCATGCTCGGCTATGTCAAAAACACCCCGTCTTTTGCTCCAATTGCCGGTGATATTAACCAATTATTTAATGCTGGCTCTACAACGGTAGCACCTGTAGGAAATTTAAAGGACCTTATTTCTGTCTACAATAGGGATTATTGGGATATTAAGAAATCATGGACTCACAAACTAGGTTTCGCTAGTAACACTGGAACAGGTGCTTTAACTGGACCTCAGTATTATGCTAATAATGATTTTAAGTTAAACGTATTAAAGAGACTTGATATTACAAAACACTGTCCTAAGACATGTGTTTTTAATGATACAAGCGGTACTACAAATACTAAAAATTTATTTTTTATGTTTTATGCTGTAAATACTCAGGGCGCTACAACATCCAATATTACAACTCCTGTTCGTATAGATTATTGGATTGACTACGTTTACGAGGATGCTTAGACACGTGCCCCGCAAAGGATAATATGCGCCTCTGGACGAGTAGTCCCCCCACGGGAGTGCCCCCCGGGTAGGGTCCCCCGAAGGCGGTAAAGGGTTGGGGACTAGTATTACCCCCAACCTCTGTGTAATTACTTCTGTGTTAAAAAATAAAAATAATAAATTAAAAATAACGGAATGGTATTATTCATACTAACAAATGGAGTTATAATAACAACAACAAATATATATATTAAAAATAATATATATATTAAAAAATGACTTAAAGACAACTACACATATATATATATAGAAAATGAGTGACATACGAAGACGAGATTGGTGCTTAACCATACACGATATGACTTATCAGTATGAACATGACGATACAAAAGTTAAGTATTTTATTTATGGAAATGAAATATGTCCGTCTACTACTAAGCAACATAAACAAGCTTATATATATTATATCAATGCTCGGTCATTTAAAGCGGTTCAAAAAGATTTTAAAGGCGCCCATATAGAAGCAACAAAAGGTACTCCAATTCAAGCTGCCGAATATTGTAAAAAGGAAAACGAATATTACGAATATGGCGAATTGCCTCAACAAGGAAACCGAAGTGATCTAGAATTAGTTAAAGATGTATTAAAAAAAACTGGAAGGATGCGAGATGTCGTAACCGTAGCAACTTCTTATCAATCTGTAAGGATGGCTGAGTGTATTCTAAAATATCACGAGCCTAAACGGACGGATAAACCTTACGTTCGTTGGTTCTGGGGTGCTACCGGAACTGGTAAAAGCAAGTTAGCCTATGAAATATT